TGGAGCTTCGCCAACAGATCCAACAGGAGCTGGAGGTGGCAACATCGGAACAGGCAATGTACCGATGCCAGGGGAAGCTGGTTTTGTTGAGGCAGCTCCTAAATCTGCCAATGGCAGCAAAACGTATTAAGGAAGAATAATGGCAGTTCAGTTTTCATTAAGCTATGATGCAGATGGTAATGGAAGTTTAGTGAGAAATGAAATTGCAAGTTCTCCAAAAACAATTGATACAAGTCAATTTGTAATTGGAGAATATGAAAGTAAAAAAAGTATATACACAGGTGGAATTATTGAGTCCGAAGAAGATCCATTTGATTATGAAAATCAATTAAAGATTTTAAAAACATATGTAACAGAGAATGATTATGATATTGGTAATGAGAATATTCCAACTAGACCTTTATCAACTCCATATAAATCTCAAAATATGATCTTAGATCAGCTTGAAAAGGCATATGGAAAAAATTCTACACAGTATATAAATTATCAAAAGGCAGTCTCAAGAGGAGAGATGTTTGAGGATATTAAGTTAGGTTCTAATATAGCTAGTTTGGCATCTGTACCTTATGCAGGACTAGGAAGAGCAATTAGTAATATAGGAACTAGATATACCGACAGAGTAAAAGCAGATGCAATATCCGAGTTACATAGATCAGATTGGTATCAGGCGGATATGCAAAGAAGACAAGAAGAGTTTAATAGGACAGGTGATTATGATGAATGGTCTACGGGTACAGGAACTGGAATGGGACCTCAATATAGTAGAGAAGATTTAAAACCAGGGACAGTATTTGATGCAGATACAGATCCAGCAGATGAAGGAATACAACCATCAACACCAAGGCAAGATCAAGGAGTACAGGTAGGAGATAATTACCAAGATAATAGACACACAGGACATGGTACAAGTGGAATGGGCAGAAGTCCAGATAGGTTCGCATAATGGCAATAGATAGTAGAGGAAAACCTTTAATGAGTACAACAGGTGCAATTGGTCAAAAGCCAAATTTACCTAAAGCTTTAGTTATGCCTAATCAAAATGTTCAAGAAGCACCAAAACCAAAACTTCCACAGGCAGTAAAAGCACCTTCACCAAAAACAACAGCACCAAGTTTTAGTAATTTAAAAGATGATGATAAGCGACTATTAAATATTCATTTAACACCATCTTTTAAAAACGTCTTAAATAAAGTATTTGGACAAGATATGTTTCCTGAGTTCGGCATTGACGAACCTACAGTAAGTATAGCTACAAGTACTATTGTAAGACGGTTTGGCTCAATTGAAAATTTTATGAAATTGGTTAAAGCTGAACAACAAGATGGAAACAATAATGTGCCACCTAGTCGAGGTTTAATGACTAGCCCACTAACTTAATAAAAAGTTTTTGAGCTACCCTTATCCATAAGGCACTCAACCAAGAGGTAAAAGTAATGGAACAAGAAAAAAAGGAAGCTAATACTTCATCTGAAGTAGAAGCCCCTAAACCGAAACTGGTTAATAAACCAAACGCAGATATGTATAGTAAGCCTCGTGATAAAGACGATGCTGAAACTGAAGCATTTGCGAAAGGAGAATTATCCAAGTTTCATCAAGAGAAAGCAGAAACAGCAACCGTTCAAAAGGACACTGAAGCATCCGAAGAAATTGCAAAAGAAGATGGCAAAGCTACTCCTTCAACTGAACGCCCTGAGAATGCAGAAGATAGAGTCTTTAAAAAACGTTATGACGATTTGAAAAGACACTACGATTCTACACTTACAAAGCACAAAGATCAAGTTAGAACTTTGAGAACGCAATTAGAATCATCAACAAAACAATTTGTACCACCTAAATCTAAAGATGAATTAGAATCTTGGAGGAAGGAATATCCAGATGTTTATGAAATGGTGGAAACCATTGCCATGAATAAAGCAGATAGCCGTGCAAAAGATATGGAGACTAAATATCAAAATCTCCAAGTACAGCAGGAACAAATTGCAAAAGAAAAAGCTGAAGTAGAACTTCTAAAATTTCATCCTGATTTTAGTGATATTCGTCAAAAAGATGAGTTTCATGAATGGGCTGGAAACCAAGATCCTACAATTCAAGGTTGGTTATATGAAAATACATCCAATGCTACATTAGCTTCTAGAGCAATTGATCTATATAAAATGGACAAGGGCATTAGCAAGTTAAGTAGACAAGAATCTAAAGATCTTAAAAAGGAAGCCGCTAAAGCAATTTCTAAAACTAAGAAAGCAGATGCACCAGATACTCCTACAAAGAAGATTTGGTCAAATGCTGAAATAGCAAAGATGAGTCCTAAGATGTTTGATAAGTACGAAGCCGATATCGATGCCGCTAGATTGGAAGGTAGAATTAAACCTTAACAATAATAACTATAAAAAAAAGAGGCAAACATTATGGCAACAATGAGCTTAGCTACGGGCTACCAAAATTTACCGTCAGGTAATTGGGCTCCAGCTATTTATAGTCAAAAGGTTCAAAAGTTTTTCAGACGTGCATCAGTTGTTGAAGATATAACAAACACTGATTACGCTGGAGAAATTGAAAATTTTGGCGACACAGTAAACATAATAAAAGAGCCTACAATTACAGTGAAAGACTACGCTAGAGGTCAAACTGTTGACACGCAAATTCTTGCAGACGATCAAATTCAATTGACTGTCGACCAAGGATCATACTTTGCGTTCAAAGTAGATGACATCGAAGAAAGACAATCACATGTTAATTTTGAAGCTCTTGCAACTTCTTCAGGTGCTTACGCACTTAAAAAGAACTACGACTACAATGTATTAAAAGCTATTTATGACAATGCGTCAACTTCAGCTTCAAATACAGGAACAGACGCTTCACCAATCGATGGTGATGCAGCAACTGATACACTTGCAAATGTGATATCATCAGCTAAAAAAGTTCTTGATAAGAATGATATACCAGAAGAAAATAGATGGTTCGTTGCACCACCTGAATTCTATGAACAACTTAGAAAAGCAGGTGCTAAAGTTTTGGACCAATCAATAATGAATGATGGATCTGCATCTTCAATGAGAAACGGTATGATGACAGATAAACCTTTATTTGGGTTTAGACTGTATGTTACTAACGCCATTGCAGTATCAAGCGGTGCAGCAGCATCTAAAACATTTGGATCAGCAGGTTCTAATGAGTATGCTTTCCTTTATGGTCACCAGTCAGCAGTAGCTACTGCAAACCATATTGCGAAAACAGAGCTTATCAGAGACCCTGATTCATTCTCAGACATCGTGAGAGGCTTACACGTTTTTGGAAGAAAAGTTCTAAGAACAGACGCAGCTTACTCTGGTGTTATAACAATAGGTTAATTAGGAGGATTATAGATAGATTATGGCTACATATAACGTAACAGGTGTAGGTGGTACTACTGGACATCCGTCTAATGGTAGAACACCTTACTTAGTAGAAAATACAATTGACGTATCAGCAGTCAACGGTGACTCAGGAGCAGCACAAAATGATGTTCTTAGAGTTATGGACATACCTGCAGAAACAGTGATCATGGAAGCTGGAATTGAAGTGTTAACAGCATGTTCAAGTTCAGTAACTCTTGATCTTGGAATCACAGGTGGAGATGTTGATATCTATACAGATGGAGATACTAATGCTACAGGGTATTCAACCCTAACAGCTACAGCAAGACACGTAGCAGGATCAGCAGATACTCTTGATGTACTAGTATTGAGTGCAGCTTCAAGTGCGGGTAAAATCCGTGTTTGGGCAATAATGTGCGATGTATCTGGCATTGACGAAAATGACAGAAACACATCAACTCAACACGATACGGCAGTATAATAATACATAGCTTAAGGGGGATTAGCGTCCCCCTTAACTAACACCCCTTATTTAACATAGGAGATAACATGGCAGTTCACGATTTGAGAAACCAAACCTCTGCAAGTACAGGTCAAGCAGTAGTTCCTTCTAACGAAGAAATAAGGATCAGAAAATTAGAGAATAAAGTTGCTTCACAATCTGAAAAATTAGATCAGATTGTTGCAATGCTGAATGACTTATCAAAACCGAAGTCAGCTTCGTGATATAATCACAGAGTACAAGTCTGATAATATTGCTTTAAAGGAGCAGATAAGTGATTTAAAAAAACAACTAACTGATGCTGAATCTAGAATTAAAAGATTATTAATTCGATTAGAACAATTCGAAGAAGACCAGCATAAACAAAAACAGGAAACAGATCTTGAATGAGTACTACATATTTAGTTTTATCAAATAGAATTTTAAGAGAATTAAATGAAGTTGAATTAACATCAACTACATTTTCTAGTAGTAGGGGCGTACAAACAGCCATTAAAGATTTTATTAATAAGGCTATTCATGACATTTATAATGAAGGAGCTGAGCTTCCTTTATTACATTCATCAACGACTCAAGCTCTCACCGCAGGTGATGGAGAATATACTTTTCCAGCCGATATGCGGAGAGTAGACTTTGAGTCTTTTTTTTTAAAGCCAACAGAATTAATTACAAACGGAGAATTTGCTTCTAACATAACTGGTTGGACTACAGGAGATGG